CTGACGGGGAGTTCTTTTTTGTAAACCCCACCCACTTCATTCCTCTATCCGCTCTTGGAATGCCGGGAGGTGAAGATGAATAGGGATGCCTCACCTACGGTTCGGTCCGCTCCCCGCGACGACGATTTGACGAAAATATGGAAAGCCATGATCGAAGCCGCGCAGGGAGGCGAGTGATGAGGTGGAGGTTTCGTGTTCACGTAGACGCATCGCCAGATGACGTTGAAAAGCTAGTCTTACCCGCCATTATTTTTGTAAACCACTCACACCCCCATTTTAACCCTCGCACCGTTGGCTTTAGCGTCTTTTTGGGGTGGTGGCACTGGTCAATATCTTTTCAGGCCGGGCTGTATACAGGCCGCAGGAACGAGGACCGCACCGAGCAAAGCGAGGGAACACAATGAGTGACATAAAGGAAAAGGGCGCTTCCAGCCCTATGGAGCAAATCGTGAGGGAGCGCCAGACCGAGGAAAAGATACGCTCTTTGGACGCCTGCGAAGTTGTTGCTTGGATACACGACTTAGAGGACCGCATTCAAGCCCTTGAGGCCGCTCAAGGAGAACACCAATGACCCTCAAAGAACAAGCACAACAGCTTATAGCATCGTGTGAGGAGCGCGATCCGGGAGCGTGGCGGCTCGTTCTAAAACACGGCCCCGACCTCGCCCAAGCGTATCTGGATAAGTGCGAGGAGGTGGAGAGGCTGCGGGAGGCTTTGGATTGGGTGCTAGATCAGACGGTAGAGTTAGACTGCATGTCAAACCCCGATACCATTGAAAGCATTGTGCGTATGCGAATGGGCAGTGGGTGCCTCGCCGCTCTTGAACAGGAAGAAGGATGATGACTGACCAAGCGACAGAAATAAAAGAGCTTCAGCTAGACGCTCTTTACACCTGGAGAACCGACCTTCTCGCTCGCGTTTTACGCAATGACCTCCAGGCGGAGTTCATCATCCAGGAAATCAACCACGAGCTGGAGTCCAGAGGAGTCCCAGCTACAAACCCAGTGTTTGACGCAGCTTTCTAAAGTCGTTACACATTGGACAGCCCATGATCTTTACGAGACGTGTCACGCCAGTGACTAGGGGGTTTGCGACCTCGAAGGGAAGGCCAGTGGCATGGCCAAAGCTACGCACGATGAAAAGAGGGGCAGGGAGAGGAGTCGTGTACCGCTAAGAAAAAGCGGGAGACAGTGAAATTCCTGCCCCCAGTGGCTACCAGAAACCAGCTGTAACAAGGAGATAACACACCATGCAGCTCGCTAAAACCAACAGAGAAGTGCAGACTTCCGGTGTCCTGGCCTCGAAAGAGCAGGGCATCATTATGGACGCAACCATGTTTTCCATGCTTTCGGACGGTCTTTATTCCGACAAGATTGGTTCCATGGTGCGCGAGACCTACTCAAACGTAGTAGATTCCCACAAACAAGCGGGCAAAGGCGACGCCCCTGGTTGGATTAAGCTTCCTACTCCGATTGACCCTACTTTTGTAGTCAGGGACGAAGGGGTAGGTCTTGATCACGAAGGTGTAGTAAACATCGCAGGAGACTACGGCTCAAGTACAAAACGCGCCGACAACGACTCCATAGGGGGGTTCGGCCTGGGGTTCAAATCCCCGTATGCTGTGTCTGACCAGTGGTCTATCAAGGCCATCAAAGAAGGCACAGTACGCCTGTACTCCTGCTACAAAAACGAAGACGGAAAGCCCTGCACAACACTTCTTAGCGAAGGCTTAACCGGTAAGCCTGATGGCGTAGAGGTGTCTGTCCCTATTAAACCTGGCGACATCAGTAGAGTAGCCGAAGCAGTCCGAAAGCAACTGCAGTATTTCCCCCAGCGTCCTATAGTATCTGGAGGCGAAATTGAGTGGCCAGAACCTGACTACCTTCAGATCGAAGGTGTCGGCTCCTTGCGCAGCGTACAATCCTGGAGAAACGAGGGAAATTGGTACGCCATTGTTGGTGGGGTAGGGGTACCTATTAATATCACAAAGACTTTTCGCGAACAAAACAACACTGCTGTGTATAACGCCTTTTCGCGAACTTCAGGCACTCTGTTGTTTGATGTAGGAGAACTAATCCCCGACCCATCAAGAGAGTCCCTTCAGTACACAGAACGTGCTATCCAGGCTATCACCGCTAAAGCGGAACAGCTCTCGAAAGGCGTTGCTAAAGAAGCGTCAAAAGTTCTCGAGAGTGAGCCTAACTACTTAGAGGCTGTCCTAGCAACCTCAAAGCTGATGAAAGCGGGTATTTCTCAGTTTTTAAGCTCTCCTGGAGGGGTAAGGCCTACCTTTAAATACAAAGGGCAGGATATAACCACACAGGTATCTGCTAAGCTTCCTGAACAAGGGACCGTTAGTTATCTTTATGAACATGACCTGTCAAAAAAAGGGATAGCAGTTAGAAACGCTAACCACACCGAGTTCCATATAGATAGGTCTCGTCTTCCTAGAACGTACATTGCTATAGACGACGTTCAGAGCAAAACTCCTAAAACTGGAGCACGTTTGAAGAAGTATTTCGAGGAAAACCAAGTCCCGGTTGCGCCTAACATGGTTCTAGTTCTCCGAGGGTGCGAACTTGACGACCTTAATGAGCCTTGGGTAGCTCACTTCCCAAAAGAAAGGATTATACGCCTTTCTGAAGTTGAACTCCCTAAGCCCGTTACACGGTCTGCCACTGCTTCAGGTGGAAAAAGGGTTCCAAGCTCTTTTAGTCCCCGCATGGTGACTCAAGCACAAAGAGAGACACTAGAATCAGTCTATATACACCCCACAGATTTTACTACAAAAACATCGTCAGTACCCGATCTTCCTGATGATGGGGGTTACTATGTAATAACAAACAGAGGAGAAGTAGGAAATCAAGCAATCAGCCTTTTGCAAGCCTCATGTATTCTTCCTGGAGACGTTTACTTCATTCCAGCGACCTACAGAAACCTGGTGGAGAACGACAAAAACTGGAAAAATTTCTATGAAGAAGCCAAAAAAGAAGCAGCAAAGAACCAGTCTCAATACATTGCTCGGATCAAAAAAGCCAAGCTATTTGAATATGTAACAGACTGCACACAGATGCAGGGAATGTTTTCTCTTGTGAACCACATGAGTAAATACGACATAAAAACCAAACCTAGGTCTACCCGCCCTGTGTGGAAGCTCTATGGTATCTACCAAAAAGCGCTTATTTCTAAAGCAGACAGGAGAAGCGCAAAGGCTTTGGAAAGGTATATGTCCTGGTCGTCCTCATGTGATTTTGATGATCAAAAACGAGAGACCAAGAAGCAGATAGACCAGCTTTGTAGTGAACTCAAAACAAACAACCCATTGTTGGTTTACGCTTTCTCATCAACCTGGAAAGAACCGACAAAAGAAACCATTGAAGAAGCAATTACCAAACTGTTCTAAAGGAGAACACATTATGTATCCATTTATCCTTACGTCTACATCAGCCACTGTCCTGATTGAAGGAAAACCTGAGGTTATCAACGACCAACACCCAAACTTCGAAAAGGTTAAGGAAGCCCTTAGCCAGGAGCTGTGGGATGAAATCTTTGATCTCATCAATGTTGAACAGGCAGTCCAGAACTACGCTGAGGGAAAACTGACGGTCACCGATGGCTGCGTCTACTACGACGGGCAGCCCCTGCACAACGCAGCGACTACACGTCTTCTTGCCCTCATGTCTGAAGGCTTCCCTGTGGACTACCTGGTGTCTTTCCTGGCTAACGTCTGTCTTAACCCAGATGCCCGCGCAGTCGATGGGCTATACGACTGGCTTGAAAACGGAAGTCTCCCCATCAGCAAAGACGGCCATATCATTGCCTACAAGATTGTAGGAGAGGACTACCTGGACCTCGCGTCTCGTACTTTCGACAACAGCGTAGGTAATGTCTGTGAGATGCCCCGCTTCCGGTGTGACTCCGACCCAGACAGAACTTGTTCTACAGGTCTGCATTTCTGTTCTGCTGAATACCTGCCGCATTACGGCTGGGGCAAAGCTCGGGTAATGTTGGTTAAAGTCAACCCACGCGATGTCGTTGCTTTCCCGCACGACTACAACATCAGCAAGGGCCGCTGTTGCCGATATGAGGTCATCAAAGAGATCGACCGGGAAACCGCCGCTGCGTTCTTCCAGGGTCGAGAGTCGGCTTACCTGTACGGCTAACCGTTACGGATAGGTCAAGGGTTGTTGTGGCTCACTTTGCTTGCGCAGTGAGTCACAACTCTTCTTATACGACATGGAGGCAACACTAAATGGCAACTAAGGTCACTGACCTGAAAACACGAGGAGCCTGCGCTAGAGCCATAGCTGACCTAGGGTACTCCTTTAGAAAAATCCTATCATCACCTGAAGCTAACCCCAAAGTTTATAAGAACACTCTCCAAGGAGTGTTTACTGCGCCTCTTCATCTTGCCCCAGCTAAGCTGTCGGGCTATGAGGTGTGCCCTCAACGGACTGAAGGTTGCACCAGGGCCTGCCTACACACCGCAGGTAACCCCCTTTATCAATCATCTAAAAATACTTCTAGAATACACAAGACCAAGGCATACATGGAAAACCGTCCTCTTTTCATGAACCTTCTTATTCTTGAAATTGAGGCACACTACAAAGCTTCCCAGTTCATGGACATGGCATGTGGTCTACGCCTAAACGCCACCTCAGACATCCCCTGGGAGCGCGTATCTTTTACTTACAAATGCCAACCTTATGCTAACCTCATGGAAATGTTCCCTCAAATCCAGTTCTACGATTATACCAAACGGTCTAACCGGAAGAACCTCCCTGGAAACTATCATCTCACTTTCAGCTTAGCAGAGGACAACATGAACCAGGCTATAGCTGCTGCAAACAACGGGATGAATGTTGCTGTCGTTATGAACGTGGGTAGGACCAAACCTCTTCCTAAACGCTTTTCTCTACGTAACACAAGGCGAGAAATTGATCTCCCTGTGTACGATGGGGACGTACATGATTATCGGCCCTCAGACCCGCCCGGCCACATCATAGGCCTCAGGGCCAAAGGGCTTGCTCGGGGGGATACCTCTGGGTTCGTTCAGGATGTATCGTTACAGGTTTGACAACCATCTAACGAACACCTATCTTGAACTCCCAGATCAATGGATATATTTCATGTCACGACTGACCAAACAATCCGATAAGCCAAAAAAGCGCAAGAAACCTGAATGGTTCTGGGATGCCTTCCTAGTTATGGGGGCCGTCATCATCCTGGTAGCGCTAGTATACACTCTCCCCCCAAATCCCTGGTAGCCAGGGTACAACTAGAAGAGTCCATCTTAGTCGGCGGTCTCTTCCTTTTGGCTTAATACGCTCAAGACCTGCATTTTGAGGCTCTAGGCGCTCGTGACCTACCAATTACACATCAGTCAACCCTTTTACACAGAAAGGAAATGCCATGTCAGGCATAACAGTCACCTATAAGGACCACATGGGAACCGACCTCTCGGTCGTGAACGCCGCTCGCGTGAGCTTCGCTAAGGAACACGACACGTTCCAGGGCGACAAGGACTCTGGGCTTATTCGTTTCCTCGCCAGGAACAACCACTGGACACCTTTTGGACAAACTGCAGTGCAGGTACATGTCTCAGCGCCTCTGTTCGTTGCACGTCAGCTCCAGAAGCACCAAATAGGCCTGGTGTGGAACGAGGTGAGCCGGAGGTATGTCACTGATCGTCCTACTTTCTATAACGTAGATTACCAATGGAGAGAAGCTGCCGAGGATAAGAAGCAAGGGAGTGGAGACCTGCTTCCGCCAGTAATGCGCGGGTATGCAGAAAGAGAGTATTGCGGGGTCATGGAGCATGCTCTGGATACGTATGAGTCTCTGATCTCATATGGGGTATGCCCTGAGCAGGCCCGAATGGTCCTTCCACAGTCTATGATGACTGAGTGGTGGTGGACAGGCAACCTGGCTTCCTGCTCCCGTATTTACGGGCTTCGCTCAAAGCCTGATACACAGTTGGAGACCCAAGATTTTGCAAAAAAACTTTCAGAGGTAATCGATCCTCTTTTCCCTGTGTCTTGGGCGGCATTGACAGGAAGGTTGCTATAGTTGCATATTCCAAATCAATTGTCCCTCATACCTGCCCTACAGAGGAAGCCCCATGAAAGAGAACACACTCGAAGAACAAGAGAAGCTGGAGAAAGAGTCCAGCGACATGGCTGCAGCAAGGTTCTTGCGTAAACAAAAACAAGCTGAAGATAGAGGGGACGCTGAGAACAGTGAAGCCGGACGTCTAGTAGTTCGTACCTTAGTAGAAAAAGTAACTTCAGGTCTTGAAGCTATATGTAACGACTCAGCAGAAGGAAAAGCTGGAAGACGAAATGTAATAGCTGATCACCTAAACTCATGTGAACTTGAGTTAGAGGAGATAGCTTTCATATCTCTTAGAGCGGTTATCAATCGAGTACTAGTAGGAAAGAACCAACAGTACACCGATGTGTCCGCGAGTGTTCATATAGCCAACCGGCTGATAGATGAGTTGTTCCTCAGGAACCTTTCCAAGGACAACAAAGGTCTCGTGGACAAGTGGCGAAAAGAATGTGATCAACGATCTCTTACAAGAGACAGCGCGAGAACATTCATGCGCAGGCAGTGCCGCTCCATGCACATCGAGTGGCAGTACACGGACGCCAAAGGCAGAACCTGGGACGACGAGGCCAAACTCAAGGTCGGCAGGATGATCCTCGAGGTCGTGCTCAGCACCACCAAGATGATCTATGTCAGGACTGTCCAGGTCCGCTCGAACATGCGTAAGAAGTTCGTCTACATCACTCCTGAGTTCGCTGACTATCTAGAGGAAGCCAAGTCTTTCCTCATAGACAAGACAGCATTCCACCTCCCAATGGTCGTTCCTCCTGTCCCCTGGACAGCAGACACAGGACTGTATGGAGGGGGATACATCTCTGAGCATGTGCGTCCGTACCCTTTGGTGAAGAAAAGCACATCAGCTTGGCTGGACGAGATCATCGCCAACGACCCTTCGGTCCTCCTGTCCGCCATCAACGCGGTGCAGGCCACCCCTTGGCGCATTAACTCCAAAGTCCTGGAAGCCCTTGATGTGGTCTACTCCTCAGACAGAGGGCTGGCCGGTCTCCCCACCTCAAGCAGGGAGGAGATACCGCCACCACCTGAGGGTTTCAACAAGGAATACCGAAAGACCTGCTGGGAAATCCACGAGAGAAACCGCAGGTCGCTCACGAAACGCCTGTTTGTAACCCAAGTGCTGTGGCTGGGGCAGAAGTATTCCGAATACGAACGCTTCTACTTCCCACATGACCTGGACTCCAGAGGGAGAGCCTACCCCAAGCCTGCGTTCCTGCACCCTCAGGGGCCTGACTATGTCAAAGGGCTGCTTGAGTTTGCTGAGGGCAAACCTCTCGGCACAGAAGAGGCAGCTGCTTGGCTGGCCGTCCACGTCGCCAACTCATGGGGCGAGGATAAACTCACTATGGACCAGCGCATCGCCTGGACTCAAGACAACGAGGAACTGATCAGGAGTGTTGCTAACAATCCGCTTGACGATCTTCGTTGGACGAACGCCGATAACCCCTTTCAGTTTCTGCAAGGGGCTATCGCCTGGGAAGGTTATCTTTCTCAGGGGTTGAGTTACGTCTCTCACGTTCCTGTTGCTGTTGATGCCACTTGTTCTGGGCTTCAGCACTACAGTGCAATGCTCCGTGACCCTGTTGGAGGCAGGGCAGTAAACCTTATGGACCTGCCCGACCGTCAAGACGTCTACCAAGATGTCGCAGACAAGGCCACCGAGCTTATCAAGGAAGACCTAACAGGGGACTTCCAGGGCCTGGCGCAAGCCTGGCTAACCTTCGGGGTGACCCGAAAGATCACTAAACGGTCTGTCATGGTCGTACCCTACGCAGCCACTTACATGAGCTGCATAGAGTACACCCGAGAGGCCATACGTGAACGGGTCGAGGCAGGCGAAAGCCTACCTTGGGTCGGAGAAGAGAAAGACTTTGTGAACTACGGGGCTAAGAAAATCTGGAAAGCCATTGAGCTGACAGTGATCGCAGCCTCGGAGGCCATGAGGTGGATTTCAAAGTCTGCATCTGCTTATGCAAAACGCCAAGAAAACAAACATCTTAGATGGGGAACCCCCTCTGGAATGATTGTTTGGCATCGAAAGCCAGCGCTAAAGCAGTGGCGCATGGACACCGTGCTTGATGGGTCCCGCATCCAGATGGCAGCCTACAGGGACAAGCCAAACCTTGCTCCTGCTAAGATGTCAACTTCTACGCCTCCGTCTTTTGTTCACTCTCTAGACGCGGCGCACATGTGTCTATCCATCGACGCAGCCTTAGCTGTAGGCATCCAAAACTTTGGCGTGGTGCATGACAGCTTCTCTACGCATGCGACAGACATGCCAGTCTTTAGCCAGTGTATCCGAGATACATTCTACGAAATGTACTCAAGTCAGGACATACTAGGAGGCTTTAGACAACAGCTCCAAGAAGGCCTGGATGAAGACCTTCCTGAGCTGCCTCCTAAAGGCTCTCTGGACCTCTCCGAGGTTAGAAGCAGCGTGTTCTTCTTTTCATAATCGTTACAGATTGGTCAACCATGTCAAACTTCACCATCGACTGCAGGGACACAGCCGTCGAGGCTGCCCAACAGTACCGAGAGCTAGGGCTTCCCATGCCTATAGACCTCATCGCTTACCTTGAGGCCGACGGCTTCATCGTTACAGACCCGTCAGATGTTGATGGGTTAATCTCACCAGAGGAAAATGCTTAATGGCAAAAACTTCACAAACCATGATGTCTCCTAAGGGCATCGCAGTGTACCCACGTCTGAACCAGCCGGACACCAAGTTCGACGAGTTGGGTGCCTACAAAGCGGACATTGCTGTTCCTTCTGAGGAAGCCAAGCCGCTCATCGCAAAGCTCCAGGCGATCCACAAGGCGCACACAGGCAAGGCAGCTCCTGCTGCTTCCAACCCAATGTTCATGCAGGAAGTGGACAAAGAAACTGGCGAGGCTACTGGCCGAGTCATCTTCAAGTTCCGCGTCAAGAACCGCATGACAAAACGCGGTGACCTGTGGGACCGCCAACCAAAGGTGTTCGACGCCAAAGGCAGCCTGCTCACCACCGTACCAAACATCGGCGGCGGCAGCACACTCAAAGTTTTCTTTGAAATCTACGAGTGGAAAACATCTGACGGCAAACCTGGCGTCTCTCTCCAGCCTATCAAGGTCCAGCTTATCGACCTCCAGGAGTTCTCCGGCGGCGACGACCAGAACCCCTTCGAGGAAGAAGAAGGGTTCACAGCAGATACCGACACCTTCGGCGAAGCTGATGGGGGAGATGATCCTGACGACTTCTAAGCGCCACAACTTTCGATCTGGTCTAGAGGCCAGGATCGGCGGGCAACTAGAAGACCTCAAGGTCGATTACGAGTTCGAGGAAATGCGTATCAAATACGTAAAACCTCAAAAGTACGCGACCTACACGCCTGACTTCGTCCTCCCCAACGGCATCATCATTGAGGCCAAGGGGAGGTTTGTAACAGCGGATAGACAGAAACACCTGCTTATCCGCGCACAGTTCCCTGAGCACGACATCCGCTTCGTCTTTTCTAACCCAGCCTCGAAAATCGGGAAGGGGTCTAAGACGAGCTACGCGGATTGGTGTGAGAAAAAAGGGTACCTGTATGCACAGGAGACAATACCCCTCTCATGGATCAAAGAACCCAGGAAAGCTCTTACCTCTTCAAAGAACCTTGCCCCGCCTGCGGATCAAAAGACAACCTAGGTCGTTATGACGACGGCCACGGGTTCTGTTTTGGATGTGGGCATTACGAAAAAGGAGATGGAGAGGTGTCTGACGCTTCCACTACTACTAAGCCTGTCTCTGGCATGCTCTCCAACCTCGAGTTCAAACCTCTAATCAAGCGGCACCTCACCGAGGAAACCTGCCGTCACTGGGGGTATGGACTAGGGGAACACAACGGACGGGCTTGCCAGGTAGCTACTTACTACGACAACAACCGAAAGCCTATCTGTCAGAAACTTAGGTTCCCTGACAAGTCTTTCAAAATCCTTGGCGACACATCAGCTATCCCCCTGTACGGCCAGTGGCTGGCACGGGACGGAGGCAAGATGGTCGTCGTGACCGAGGGAGAGATCGACGCTATCTCAGTGTCTCAATCTCAGAACCTCAAGTGGCCCACTGTCTCTGTACCTAACGGAGCGAATGGGGCCGCTAAGTCCATCCGCACGAACATCGAGTTTCTAGAGAAGTTCGAGCGGGTGGTGTTCATGTTCGACGAAGACGAGCCTGGACGCGCAGCTGCCAAAGAATGTGCGGAACTCCTGTCTCCTGGGAAGGCCTTCATAGCCTCCCTGCCACTCAAGGACGCCAATGAAATGCTTCTCGCTGGTCGAGGATCAGAATTAGTTGGTGCTGCTTGGGGAGCCAAGGAGTTCCGCCCTGATGGCATCGTTGCAATCGACGCCTTGATCGAAGAGGCCCGCAAGCCTATTGAATGGGGCTTACCTTGGTGCCTTCCGTCACTAACTAAAGTGACCTACGGGAGGCGCATGACCGAGGTCTACATGATCGGTGCCGGTACAGGCATCGGCAAGACCGACTTTCTTACTCAGCAGATCGAGTACGACATCACCAAGCTAGGTGAAAAGGTCGGCGTGATCTTCCTAGAGCAAAAGCCTGTTGAGACTGCCAAGCGTATTGCTGGGAAGGTCGCTGGAAAGCGGTTCCATGTCCCAGATGCAGGTTGGACACAGGATCAACTCGACGAGTCTCTAGAAGGTCTAAGCGGCCAGCTGCTGTTCTACGACAGCTTTGGCCAGACTGACTGGGAACAGGTGAAAGCCAAGGTTCGCTACATGGCTATCTCAGCAGGCATACGCCTGTTCTATATCGACCACCTCACTGCCATGGCTGATACCAGCCGGGAACGTGAGTCAATCGAGCAGACCATGAAAGAGATGGCAGGACTGGCAAACGAGCTTTCGATTGTCATCCACTGCGTATCCCACCTCTCGACACCTGAGGGTAAACCTCACGAAGAAGGCGGGCGTGTCATGATCAAACACTTCAAAGGAAGCAGGTCTATTGGCTTCTGGAGTCACTTTATGTTTGGTCTAGAAAGAAACCAGCAGGCAGAAGAAACAGAGGACGCTCATACTACAGTGTTCCGTGTGCTTAAGGACCGATACACGGGCCAAGCAACCGGAGCAACCATTGAGCTAGGCTATGAAGCTGACACTGGCCGCATTTACGAGAAAGATGCTGTGTTCTCTAAACCCACAGCAGCAGACGTAGATGGGGACGAAGATTTCTAGAAAAAAATTATGGCACAATATCGATATGCTTTTTGGGCTGGCCGAGCGGCTGGCCCTTCTCGCTTCTCAAAACCCAGATGCCTTCATGGGTCGTTACACATCGATCATGGAAGCAGTCAACAAGGAAGAACGTCCAATGAAAAAAGGCATGACCCAAGGTGATAAAATCCTGTTCCTTTTAAGGAAGGGAACACACATCACCAAGATGGACCTCATGGTCCACCACAAGATCGCCACGCCTACTGCTCGCATCACTGAGCTTCGTCAGGCTGGCCACGACATCAAGTCAACCTGGAAGCGTTGTCCCATCGACGGCTCAGAGTACGTCCAGTACTCCCTCGACGAACAGAAAGCGGTGGCGGCATGACAGTCTCAATTAGTCTTGTCTGGACCAGCTGGGCCTTACCGCTGGCTATAAACGTCTATTCCAGAGAGGCTGACATACAGATCGGGCCTCTATACATCACCTTCGATTGGAACCGTTACAGATAGATCAAGGATAGCCAGACATGACAACCCTTATATTCGACTGTGAGACTAACGGTCTCATCCCCGAGCTAGACAGGGTTCACTGTCTGGTGATCCATAATCCAGACACACATGACACCTACAGTTTCGAACCTCATCAGGTTGAAGAAGGTGTTCGCATGCTGATGGACGCTGACAAGATCATTGCACACAACGCAATCGGCTTCGACGTCCCAGCATTGCAAAAAGTATACCCTTGGTTCACCCCAGCGAGAGAGAAGGTCATAGACACTCTCGTCCTCTCGCGTCTTATCTGGTCTGATCTCAAAGACAGAGACTTCGTCCAGATAAAAGCCAAGAGCGCCTCCATTCCAACCAGGATGGCAGGGTCACATTCCCTAGGAGCCTGGGGACATCGCTTGGGTGAACACAAGGGAGACTACCAGGGCGGTTGGGAGACGTGGTCCCCCGCTATGCAGGAGTACTGCGTCCAGGACGTGGTTGTCTTAACCAGTCTGTGGAACCGAATACTCGAACAGGACTACTCTCAGCAGTCCATGGACCTGGAACACCAGGTAGCGTGGATTGTCACTGGACAGGAGAGGCGCGGCTTTGCGTTTAACGTGGACGCCGCAGTCCAGCTCACGGTGCAGCTCACAGCGCTTCGTGACAAGATCGAGCGGGAACTACAGGACACGTTCAAACCCTGGTGGTCGTCTAACGGGACACATTCCCCTAAGAGAACCATCAACTACAAAAAGCCTACAAAAGGATCAACCGTTGCTGGAGCTGAGTACACCAAGGTTACACTAACTCCGTTCAATCCTGGGTCTCGGCACCACATAGCCAACAGGCTAAGCACCTTGCACGGCTGGGTACCAAAAGAATACACGCCCAGTGGGCAGCCTAAGATCGACGAAGTGGTCTTGGTGAAACTCAAGTATCCTGAAGCCAAGCTTCTATCTGAATACTTTCTTGTTCAGAAACGTCTTGGGCAGCTGTCCGAAGGAAACAACGCCTGGCTGAAGCTAGAACGTAAAGGCCGTATCCACGGCAGAGTGAATACCAACGGGGCAGCTACAGGTCGCATGACCCACAGCAACCCTAATGTCACTCAGGTTCCTTCTGTTCGCAAACCCTACGGTAAAGAATGTAGGAGCCTGTTCATGGCTCCGACCGGAGGACGCATTGTAGGTGCTGACGTTGCTGGCTTGGAGCTTAGGCTCCTTGCCCACTACATGGCCCGCTATGACCGAGGAGCCTACGCCAAGATTATCTTGGAGGGCGACGTCCACACTCACAACCAACACGCAGCAGGGCTGTCTACCCGAGACCAGGCCAAGACCTTCATCTATGGATTTATCTATGGTGCAGGCAACGCCAAGCTAGGGGAGATTGTCAGCCCAGATGCAGGCATAAACGAGCAACGCCTCATTGGTGCCCGACTGCGCAAGAAGTTCCTCAGGGAAATTCCTGCTCTGGCACAGCTGACAGATGCTGTGAAGGAAACCTTCGACACCAAGGGACACCTTAGGGGTCTTGATGGTCGCCTACTGCACGTCCGCTCTGAACACTCAGCGCTTAACATGCTCCTCCAGGGAGCCGGTGCCATAGTGTGTAAAAAGTGGATGGTCCTCGCTGACCAGCTGCTGACCGAGCGAAGCCTTCGCCCCTTCTGTGGGCAGGTAGCGACTGTCCACGATGAACTACAGTTCGAAGCTAAGACCGAGAAGGCAGACGAAGTCGGCCAGGCTCTGGTCGATGCCATCGAAACCACTGGCCACGCCTTCAAGCTGCGCCTCCCTCTCACAGGTGAATACAAAGTTGGAAACACCTGGGCCGACACTCACTAGAAAGGACTGCTCACATGAGCCAACCTGAAACTCTCCTGTTAGACGCTGATATCCTCCTCTTCCAAGCCTCTGTGGTAGTGGAAAAAGAGGCCCAGTGGGACAACGATGTGTGGACACTCATGTCTGACCCTGTGGACGCTATCGTTGTCCTGGAAGACACCATTGCCACCTTCGAAGAAGACACTGGTATCGCTTCCGATGACATGGTGTTCGCGCTCAGCGACTCTAAGAACTTCCGGTACGACGTCACTGACAAATACAAGTCGAACCGTAAGGGCAAACGAAAGCCCCTTTGTTACCCATCGGTCAAGGAACATTTGATCAGTAAGTATGCCACCATGGTATACCCAAACCTGGAAGGCGACGACGTCTTGGGTCTTTTACAGACCGATACAACAGCCATCTGGTCGGCTGACAAGGACCTCAAGCAAATCCCAGGTGTTCACTGGGTAGACGACGACTGGGAAGTCATCACCGAAGAAGAAGCTGATTGGTTCTTCTTGTACCAGGTACTCGTTGGTGACCCCTCAGATGGCTACGGAGGCTGTCCTGGAGTCGGCAAGGTAGGAGCCGAGAAGCTCCTGAACGCCGATCCCTCCTGGGAAACAGTAGTCACCGCCTACGAGAAGAAAGGCCTCTTTGAGGCTGATGCCCTCATCACGGCACACCAGGCCCGCATCCTTCGGGCAGGTGAGTACGACATTAAAAAGCAATACCCGATCCTCTGGAGTCCTTACTAATGGATAGCACCTCTCCAACTCACTACTCGTCGCACCGTATCCAACCTATCGACTTCATTGAGATGAACAACCTGGGCTTCTCTGCTGGAAACGTAATCAAGTACGTCTGCCGGTACGAGCAGAAGAATGGCATCGAGGACCTCAAGAAAGCCAAGCGTTATCTTGAGTTCCTCATTGAGAAGATCGAGGGGGGCTACCCCTCTGATGCCACATCATGAGGCGGATAAAGGTCAAGACAGGCGGTCACTCCACTTACTTTCTGCCTACCCAGGAAGACATGAAGGACTCTGCGGTCGAAGCCGCAGAGGACCTTCTTATACTTCTTGAAACCGTAGGTTGCAGCGTAGACAAGCGCATCGTCAACTCCCTCAACACCCTAGCTACCGCAGTTAACCGAGTAAACGGTTACGAGCCTGAACAAGAAGAAGAATAATGAACCAATTACCTACACCTTATCAATCCTTTATCCATCTCTCTCGGTACTCCAGGTTTCTTGAGGACCTTGGCAGGCGCGAGACCTGGCCTGAGACAGTGCGGAGATACATAGACTTCTTCATGGCACGACACCGAGGCCACGGCATCGGGTGGACAGAACTGGAAGAAGCCATCCTCGGACTAGAGGTAATGCCTTCCATGCGCTGCCTCATGACTGCCGGTCCAGCTCTGGATCGCGACAACGTAGCAGGATACAACTGCGCATACCTTGCCGTAGACAACACAGAGGCCTTTGAGGAGGCCCTCTATATCCTCCTGTGTGGCACAGGCGTGGGTTTCTCCGTGGAGAAAGAATACGTTGATCGGCTTCCTCCTGTTACGCCCATAGACCTAGACGCTTATCCTATAAAAATTGTTGTGGGAGACAGCAAAGATGGGTGGCGAAACGCCTACGGAGAGGCAGTCGAGTTCCTTTTCCAAGGACGCGACATCGAGGTAGACTACTCCCAAGTGCGGGAAGCTGGTGCACGTCTCAAAGTATTCGGGGGACGAGCCTCAGGACCTGGTCCGCTCCAGTCTCTCATTGAGTTCACTCAGGCAACCTTCAAGGCCGCTCAAGGCCGCAAGCTTACGCCAGTAGAGTGCCATGATATCATGTGCAAGATTGGTGAAGTGGTTGTGGTTGGAGGAGTACGACGCTCAGCTCTTATCTCTCTGTCGTCTATCGATGACCGAGACATGCGCGAGGCAAAGTCAGGCGAGTGGTGGGTAGACAACCCTCAACGCGCTCTTGCTAATAATAGCGCAGTGCATTCCACAGCAACTGACTACCAGACGTTCCGACACGAGTGGGACGCCCTGGTTGCCTCAGGCTCAGGAGAGCGCGGCATCTTCTCCAGGGACGCGTGTAATGTCCCTGAGCGTAGAGAGCGTCGCGACTTCGGGACTAACCCATGTTCCGAGATCGTGCTGCGCAACAAGCAGTTCTGTAATCTCACGGAAGTAGTTATCCGTGCTGACGACACACTGCTTGACATCAAGCGCAAGGTTATCCAGGCCGCAGTCTTGGGAACCCTACAGAGCGGACTGGACGACCTCCACAAGCTCTCTAGCGATTGGGAAAAGAACACGAAAGAGGAGCGCCTGCTAGGGGTCTCCCTGACAGGCATCTGTGACCATGAGTTCATGTCCACGCCGAGTGTTGAACTCGAGCTATTCCTGAGCCTCATCAAGGACGCTGCTGTAAAGGCCAACGCGGCTGTGGCAGGACAGCTAGGCATCGAGCAGTCTATGGCTGTGACCTGTGTCAAGCCAAGTGGCACTGTCAGCCAGCTGGTAGACTCAGCCTCTGGCATCCATGGACGCTTCTCCAAGTACTACATCCGTCGCGTACGCATGGACAACAAGGACCCTCTTGCTCACTGGCTGAAAGACCAGGGTGTACCTTGCGAAGAAGACGTGATCCAACCAGGAAACTGGGTGTTCGCCTTCCCTGTGGAGGCCCCTGACAGTGCTGTGATTGCTGACGATGTCTCAGCTATCGACCAGCTCCGCCTGTGGATGGTCTACCAGAAAAACTGGTGTGAGCATAAGCCGTCTGTAACCATCTATGTCGGACCCACAGAGTGGGAAGAAGTAGGTGAATGGGTATGGGAAAACCGAGACCAAGTCTCAGGCATTTCCTTCCTTCCCCGTTCTGAGCACACCTACAAGCAAGCACCTTACGAGGCCATCTCTAAAGAGCAGTACGAGGAATCCCTGTCCGCTATGCCCAGTGTTGATTTCTCTGACTATACCGAAGGAGAAGACAACACGGTGGCAAGTCAACAGTTGGCATGCTCCTCAGGTGTCTGCGAAATCTAGCTCATTATATTGTCCCTCATAACATGTACCCTTAGGATGACACCACTATGACCGAACTCCCTGTAGTAACTAAAGAACTACTAGAGTACCTTGAGACACTCTTTCCTGATACTTCTCCTTCTATAAAAGATGAAGACAGAAAGATATGGTTCAAGGCTGGTCAAGTGGATGTCGTCAATACATTGAGAAACATACAAGAGGAAAACGAAGGCAATGTGTTTCGTAAGCAAACCGAAGATACCTAAGCCTGCAGCTCCTCCGCCTCCAGCTCCTGTGTTGGAACAGACAGCCCCAGGTTATACCGACGAAAAGCAGGAAGCCCTCAAGGGCCGCAAGGCTGGAACCAAAAAATACAGAGTAGGGGGAGGACTGACCATCCCCACCTCAGCGTCTGCCTCGACAGGTGGTCTTAACATCACCGGAGGTGGCTAATGGACACCCTAGGTAAACCTGAGAAAGACTCAGCTTCCGCTCTGTACGAGCAGCTGTGCTCTGACCGCGAACAGTTTCTGGACCGTGGTCGAAAATGTGCAGAGCTTACCATTCCATCTCTCCTTCCTCCTTCTTCCAACAAGAAGAACAACCTCCATGTGCCCTATCAATCGATAGGTGCACGGGGGGTTAACAACCTTTCCAACAAGCTCCTGACGAGCCTGCTCCCTCCCAACACGCCGTTCTTTCGGCTACTTGTGGACGACTATGAGCTGGCTGAAAGCTATGATGAAGACGGCAGAGCCGAATTCGAAGAAGCTCTTAACTCAGTTGAGCGTTCGGTTCTCACCGAGACAGAGCGTAAGGCCCTCCGAACCCCCGTGTTCACCGCCATCAAAATGCTCATTGTCACTGGCAACGTCCTCCTCTACATGCCTAAGAACAGCAAAGTCCGAGCTATTAAGCTGGACAGCTATGTCACTCGGCGCTCTCCTGATGGAACAATCATTGACTGTATCCTCAAGGAAGAGGTGGCGTACGCCGCTCTACCTGCAGACATCCGAAAGATGCTCGACGAGCAACCAGAGGACAAAAAGTATGACGCCAACGACCCAGTTGCTGTCTACACCTGCTGGAAGCTTGAGAACAACAAGTATGTTGGCTGGCAAGAGGTCGAGGACATCAAAGTCCCAGGATCAGATGCAAGCTGGAAAACCGAAAGCCCTAACTTCCTCCCGCTTCGATGGGTATCCGTCGATGGTGAAGACTACGGTCGGAGCCACGTAGAGGAATACATTGGCGATCTGAATGCCGCTGAAGGTCTATCCCAGGCTATCCTGGAGTCCGCCCTGGCGGCTGCCAAGACCGTCATAATGGTGAAGCCCAACGCAACAACCCGTATCGACAAGCTCGTCGCCGCGCGTAACCTGGATGTAATCCAAGGCAACGAAGATGACGTCTTTGCCCTACAGTTAGACAAAAGAGCCGATCTACAGGTCGCCTCAAATACCGCTCAAGAAATCGGGCAGCGCCTGGCGCAAGCCTTTCTTCTCAACAGCTCCATACAGCGCAACGCTGAGCGCGTCACCGCTGAAGAAATCCGCTTCATGGCTGCTGAACTGGAAGACTCCCTTGGTGGTGTCTACTCGCTCCTCTCCCAGGAGTTCCAGCTCCCGCTCGTGAACCGGCTCATGGATGTAATGCAGAAAGAAGGCCGTCTTCCAAAGCTGCCTGAGGGCATAGTCCCGTCAATCGTGACTGGCCTAGAAGCTCTTGGTCGAGGCCAGGACTTGTCTCGCATGCAGGTGTTCTCTAACGAGATATCCAAATTCGGTCCTGAGACTGTGGATGAGCACCTCAACCTGGGGGATTACTTCACTCGCTTCGGTACTGGCCTTGGCATCGATATGGATGGCCTAGTGCGAACCGAAGAAGAACGTGAAAAACGCGCCCAGAAACAACAAGAGCAAATCCAACAACAACAGATGATGGAGCTGGCTGGCAAAGCTGCTGGTCCAGCCCTAGCTGCTGAAGCTAAAACCCAAGGAAACTAATGACCACTTCTAGTGAACACACTATCACAGGAACCGAAGAGACCATTCAGTCCGCAGAGGATATTGCAGCAGCGCTTGCTGTTGAAGAAAAGGCCGCTCAAGACCTAGCAAACGGTGTTGAGACTCCTTCCCAGGATCGGCCAGATTGGCTCCCAGAGAAGTTTAACTCTGCGGAAGACATGGCGAAAGCCTACAGCGAGCTGGAGAAGAAGCAATCCACCGGGACTCCTCAACAAGAGGAGGCTCCTGAGGGACTCGGAATTTCCAAACAGGATGCCGAGGCTGCCGCCCAAGAGGCGGGTGTGGACTTCGACTCTCTCGCTGCCAAATACTCCGAGAACGGAAAGCTGGACGAAGCTGATTACGAAGCCATGGAGAAGGCAGGTCTCAAGCGTGAGACTGTCGATACCTACATCAAGGGCCAAGAGGCCATTGCTGCACAGTATGAGGCCAAAGTCCTCGAGCAGTTCGGAGACAAGCAAGCCTACCAGACAATGCTCCAGTGGGCGTCCACCAACCTCTCAGAAGCTATGATCGACATGTTCAATGAGGCTACCTCCTCAGGGGACGTGGATCGCGCCATGTTCGCCATCAATGGACTGAAGGCTCAGTACGTCGCTGCCAACGGCAATGAGCCTGCTCGTGTAGTAAACGGAAAGCCGTCCCAAAGCGGCCCCCGTTACGAGAACGAGGCTGAGTACATCAAAGACATGGAACACCCTGATTACTGGAAGGACCCCGCATATCGCGCTCGAGTTGATCGCAAGTTCGACGCGACCTGGGGGACATAACCACCATGAACATTTTCGCAAACATCCTCGGGCCTGCTTTAGGCATGGTCGGGGACTGGTTCGAAGGACGCCGTCGGCTCGCCCAAGCACGGGTAGAGTCAGAAGTGGCCATCGAGACCGCCCGTGCGACGGCTGACATCGACTGGGACAATATCCAGGCGCAGAACGCCCGCACATCCTGGGCAGACGAGTGGTTCACCATTCTTCTGTCAGTTCCCTTTATCGCAGCATTCTTCGGACCTCTACAGGACGATGTTGAGCGCGGCTTTGCCGTGATCTCAGAGTCAGTTCCTGACTGGTATATCGCAGCGTTCGCTCTGGCGATCTCTGCTGCCTTTGGTTACCGAGAGTTCGTGCGTCCATTCATGCGCCGACTTACAGGCCAACCTCCGCAAGGTACACAGTAATGACCAAGAATCTCCGTGATGCTCGTGCCAACGAGCTGTACAATCTGGACGTTGTCGCAGTGACAGCAACCGCAAATACTTTACCAACAGCCGTTACAGCTGTGACAATCGCTGATGCAGACGCACCCACCGTGGTCGAACTGCTTGAGCTTGTCATGTCGCTCAAGGCTCAGTTGGACAAAGTCTCAAACGCATAAAGTCCTTCCTCTCAGGCCTCTCTAAAGAAGCTCAATACGGAGGGGTAGGCACACCACGGCGCGGGCCTCTGTCTCATTAAGACATGCCCCGCCTTCTTATCCTTAAAGAGAACCTAAAGCATCCGCCGCTCCTCAGTGGAGATGCGACAGGGGACGCCCTGTATAGTCTAGACAAATCGCAAGACTACTGAAGCCTTCTACGGAAGACAACTTCAGAGATGATCGCGGTTGTTGTCGAGCTACTCAACACAACTTCAATCTCTCTTAAGGATCATTTTCCAATGACCAATTTTACTACCGTATCACCAGGTGCCAATACCGCACTTGGCGGAAGCGCCGCTCAACGCGACCTCTTCCTCAAGAAGTTCTCCGGCGAAGTTCTCGCCACCTTCAACACCAAAGTCTGCGCCAAAGAATACATCCGCATCCGCAATGTACGGGGCCAGAAGTCTGCCCAGTTCCCGGCCATCGGTCGCGCGACTGCGTCTTACCACCAGCCCGGTGAAGAGATCGACGGCCAGTCCGTCGCTCACGGTGAAGTCACTCTGAACATCGATGACCTCCTGGTCTCGCCTGTGTTCGTGTCGAACTTCCTGGAAGCAATGACTCACTTCGAAACTCGTGGTGAATATGCTCGCCAGATGGGTGACTCTCTTGCCCAGATCTATGACCAAAAGGTCTTCGCGCTGGCTACCAAAGCCTGCGTTGATGGCGCCTCTGGTCCTATCGATGGCTTCGGCGCAGCTACCCGCGACGCTCTTGGTGCATCGCCGACTATCGGCACAATCATCGATGCCATGTACGACGCCCAGAAAACCCTGGACGAACGTGACATCCCTGAGAGCGACCGTGTTGCTTTCGTTACGCCTGAGGTGTTCTACGCCTTGATCCAGGACGGTCGTGTCCTGAACCGTGACTACGGCAATGGTGGTTCCCAGTCGGGCATCAGCCTGCCGCAAGTCGCTGGCCTCACGCTCATCAAGACCAACAACCTGAACAAGGACTGGTCTAATGGCGGAGCCGACGACCTGGCAACTGTCCGTGCTGGTGCTGCCATCACTGACTTCGATGTAGATGCATCGACCTCCAAGGTCCTCATCATGCACCGTCAAGCTATCGGCGCTGTCCATCTGATGGATATGTCGTCCGAAGCTGAGTACAGTGCTCGCCACCAGGGCACCCTGTTGATTTCCAAAATGGCAAACGGCATGGGCGTACTGCGTCCTGAGTGCCTGCACCTCTTGGATGGTGCTGCCTAAGCATACCCTGAACCCCCCTTGATTAAGTTCGAGGGGGGTTTTTTTCGTTTTTACCTACACCGAGGCTTGAATGTACGATAACCTAATTCCTACCACGGAGCTTGAGGCAACCAACGCTCTCCTTGAGCAGATCGGGGAAGCACCTGTTTCGAGCCTTGACGACCTGTCCCTCGACGCTGCGTCAGCCCAGAACACGCTTAACCGAGTCTCCAGAGAAGTCCAAGCCAAGGGCTGGCACTGGAACACAACTATCCGGCGCTTAACAGCGGACGGGAGCGGCGAGTTTATTCTCCCTACCAACACTATCAGCATAGATACTGTACGGGATTCGTATTACATCGACGTCACCCAACGGGACGGTAAGATATACGACCGGAGACCCTTCAAGAACACCACAGTTTTCACTGAGGCTACGCTAGAGATCAAGCTGGTTGAGCTTCTCGCCTTTAGCGCTCTTCCTGAGTGCGCTCGTCAGTACATCTATATCCGAGCAGCCCGGCAGTACCAAGAGTTCAACTTGGGTGCTGGGACAATCTCCCAGTTCTCAGCGGACGACGAGTACGAAGCCCGTGCCACAGTGCTCGATGATGAGCTGGACGCAGGCGATTACAACATGGCTGGTTCTTCTCACAAGGCCTTGGCCAGGTTCCCTGTTGGCTTTCGGAGTTACTAATGGCTCTAGTTTCCTCAGTTATCCCTAATTTGCTCGGGGGTGTCTCTCAGCAGGCACCTGCCGCCCGCCCAAGGAACGCCTCGCAGTACGAGCTTAATACTCGTCACTCGGTGGTCTCAGGGCTAACCAAGCGTCCCTCCACTGACTGGATTTCAGAAATCCACACAGCAAGTGACACAGATTTAGGTGTCTCCTCTCACGCATTCGAGACTGCTGACGGTAAGCGCTTCACTCTTCTTATCGATGATGACGGCCTGGGGAACATCCGAAGCACCGTTGTGGACGTCGAGGACGGCACTAAGTACGCCCTGGACATGACCCCGGTTGCTGACTACTTCAACGTCCTTCCATCAGACCTCACCCGAGGTTTCAAGTATCTCACTATTGGCGACACCACGTTCATCCTGAACAGGTCGGTGACCCCCGTTGAAGTGCCTGAGCAGGAAGACCCCAACGAAGTAGTGCCCACCACGATCACCGTAGCCACCTATGGTGACCTCCCAGCTGCCTCAGCGCAGAACTTCGGCACCACCGCGTATGTCACTGACACCCAGTCGTACTACGTGATCCAGGTGTTCCGCCCCAACTATGACGGCTGGGGAGCTGGTCCAACCCAGAATATCTGGTCTTACTTTATCCCTTACAACGCTGTGACACGGGTAAGCCCGGTGCGCAGAGGAACTGTTTACATCCGCCAGGCTGTCCACGATTGCGTGTATGGCGTCACTGTAACCTTCGCTGACGATACCATCGCGTTCGGGTCCTACTCGACCCCTGAGGCTGTTGATGGAGCCGGAGACCCCGTTTCTATCAACACAGGTGACATCGCTGCTGGCTTGGCCTCCTCCCTTGGAGCACACGCCAATCTAACAGCAGTTCGCCTGGGGTCCTCAGTGACCATCACAGCTGACAAGGACATTGCAAAAGTTGTTGTCACTGATGAGTTCGGAGACCAAGCAAGTAGAGCTTATTCTGACTCTGTACAGCAGTTCAATGATCTGCCGCCTAGTGAAGTAGAGGGCCGCGTGGTCCGCATCTCAGGCTCGGTTGATACCGGCCAGGATGACTACTTCGTTGAGTACATCGACGGACTCTGGAAGGAAACCGTGGCGTTCGGAGAGAAAACCCTCCTTGACCCTGCTTCCATGCCTATCACACTTGTCTATGACTCAGTCAACGACACCTTCACCTTTTCCTACACCACCTGGCCAGGAAGAAACTCTGGAGACACAGAGTCCAACCCAGCGCCTAGCTTTATTGGCAGGACAGTGAACGACATGTTCCTGTTCAAGGGCAGGCTCTGCTTCCTAGCAGACGAGAACGTGATATTCTCCGAGGTAGGCAACTACGAGAACTTCTACAGGTCTACCCTTACTCAGCTCTTGGAGACTGATCCTATTGATGTGGCTTCCACAGCCTCTAGGACGTCTATCCTGAAGCACGGGGTTGCCTTCGATGAAACTCTCGTTCTCTTCGCTGACAGCCAGCAGTTCCGCATCTTGTCAGGGGCTAGTCTCACACCTCAGAACGTGGCCATTGCTCCAACTACCACTTTCAACTCTTCCCCTACGTGCTCTCCTATCTCTGTGGGTTCAAACGTCTTCTTCGTAGAGGACAACTCCTCCAGCAGGTACGCCTCAGTGATGGAGTACTACAGGAACCCCAACACGGACCAGGATAGCGCTGTAGCTGTTACCGCCAGTGTACCAAAGTACATCCCACGGAACATCTTGAAGATCGCCTCAGCTTTCAACGAGAACCTCGTGGCTGTGCTCCCTAAAGACAACACAGGCGAGCTTTACATCAACAGCTACTACTGGGTAGGCGGTGAGAAAGCTCTTTCGAGCTGGACCACCTGGAAGATCAAGAACGCTGTGTCGATCCGGTCCATCAACTTCTTTGGCGATATTCTATACATGGCCATAGAAGACGTTGACGGCAAGATACAGCTGGTAAGCTGCAACATCGAAGAAGGTCGATACGACGAGGGTCTATCGTACCTCTTCCATATGGATTTCCGTGTCCCAGGAGCGTCTCTAAGCCCCACCTACGACGGTGGAACAGGCAAAACGGAATACACCCTGCCTTTCGGCACGGACGTCGCTGACGCGGCTGTATTAGTCGTTACGGAGACAACAGGAGATGACGTAGAAGGTAGCACCCTTACCGAGGACAGCAGAACCTCCACGTCCATCTTTGTTGATGGAGACACCACAGCAATCCCAGTGATGTTCGGGCTTACCTACGACTTCATCTATGACTTCTCTCCTCAGTTTGTGAGGGTTAACTCAGGTAACGGCGAAGTCGTCCGACAGAACGGAAGGCTTTCCCTTCGGTACATGAACCTCCGGTTTGATGACACGTCTTATTTCGACGTGCAGATCACACCTGAGGGCCGGTCCACCTGGACTACCGGAATGCCGAGCGACTTCTACACCTCCCAGTTCTTGCAGTCCCAGGAGGGTCAGACCGATATCTCCCCAGTCCGCGCAGGGAACTTTAGGTTCTCCTGTAAAGGCAAGGCCGATGCGGTCAACATCCGAATAATCAATAGCACCATCTTCCCCTGCGGCTTTAGCCAGGCAGAGTGGGATGGCCAATACAACCCCAAAACGAGAGCCATCTAACATGTACACATTGGACGAGTGCGAACCTCATCACATCTTCCAGGTAGGGTGTAACCTCCGCCAGGCGGATCAAGACGAATGCTTTGCAGGCGGCTTTGAAAACCCTGTGGAGGCGCTTATGTGGAGTGTTGAGCTGAGCGACGAGTCCTGCACTGTGTTCTTAGATGGTGAACCAGTAGGCATCTGGGGGTTCTCCGATGAGTACGACGGCAGCTGTGTAGTATGGACAGTTGGCACCGACCGTCTCGTGGAGAACCCTCTAGCCCTTCACAAAGCATCCATTCTTTTCAGGGATGCGCTGTTCGAGCGTTTCGACACGCTTCGAAATACAGTCTTCAAAGAAAACCTGGTCCACCTTGAGTGGCTGAGGCGGTTGGGGGCTGAGTTCACAGAAACCGAAGACCCCGCCTTTCTAGAATTTGAGATTACAAAACCATGAGCGCATTTGCTGCCCTAACCATCGCCAAGGGAGCCTTCCAGGTGCTTGGCGGTATCGCCAATGCTCGCGCTGTAAACAGTGCGGCAAGGAAAAACTTCCGAAACGCTAACCTAGACGCAGCCTTCCAGTACACTCAGAACCAACGGCAGTTCATCGAGAACGACCGTGCAGCCCGCCAGTCAGGCAACGACGCAAAGATGGCGGAACGGGCGAGTGTCGCCTCCTCTCTAAACTCAGCAGCAGCTGGGGGTGTCATGGGGTCAACCATGAACGCCCTGGTGGCCGAAGAGATGCGTACTGGTGCAACCAACCAAAGCAGGATCGCCGACCAGCGGTCTAACAACAAGATGGCCACGGTGGCCCGAGGCAGGGGCATTGAGGCCCAGACCCAATCACGTATTAACCAAACCCCTACAGCCAAGTTCGGTCTCCTGGATTTCGCCAAGATTGCTGCAAGCACAGCCCTTGGCATCAAGAGCCAAAACGACTCGCTGAACGCTATCGCTGCAGGGCGAGGAGGATAACACCCACATGGAACGCACCCCAACTAAAGAGCAGGCCAGGTTTGGTCCTGCGCAGTCTCGTGCCCAGGTGTTTAGCGTCTTTGCCCCCACAGTAGCTGATACTTCCAAAGCCGATGATTTCCGGAACCTTGCCGACATTGCTGGCATGGGAGCTGCGTATACCGGCGAGAAAGAACAGCAAGACGCACTCAAAGAGCGTGACCAAGGCCTGCGAGAATACGCAGCCGGTCTGGTCCAGGACGGTCAACGTATCCGCAACGGAGAGCTAGAGCCTATCGAGTCCCGGTACTACATGGCCGGTGTTGAGATGGGACAAGGACGCAGACGTGGCCGTGAGGTCTGGGCTGCTTTCTCCGAGTGGCAGATCGATAACCCTCGTCCAGGGCTGAACTCAGAAGAGAACCACGCTGAGTGGCTAGAAGAAGGCCTTGCGGCTGCCCAGGAGACCCTGGGGTACGACCCAGGAGCTATGTCTCCTGCTGAGCTTGGAGAATACTCAGGTATTATCTCCCAAGTGCGCCAACGGGACCAAGAAGAGTTTGTCGCTCAGTTGAACCGAGAGGCTGTCCAAGGGCAGCTGGAGGGGATCAACTCAGACATTTACTCTCTGGGAGAAGCCTTCGACCCTGAAGCCCCGGCCCCGACTTACGAGGCAGCTTCTAACATCCTCTCCACGGCTGTTGCCCAAGGCCTTGACCCAGATGCAGTTCGCACCGAGATATTTACTCAGTTCGCCCGCATTGCCAGGGAAAGCGGTGATGTATCGGTCCTTGAGAACATCCCCCAGGGGTTCATCCGGTCAGCCTCCACGGCTGATTATCTTGAAGACCTGGTAGACGCAACCACCACTGCCATCACAGAGGACGGTTACCGAGATCAGACCTCTATCTTCTCGGGTATCCAGGAGCTGATGCAGCAAGGCAACTGGAGCCAAGCCCAGCATGCCCTCGATGCTGCCCTAGAAGCAGAGCGGATTGATCCCGAACGTGCCCTGCGTGTGGACCAAGCTATCCACCGAGGGCGCACCAGAGGCACCCAAGCAAGCCGCGCAGAGCGCAGGGCCGCTGTGAACCAAGCAAGCATGGAACGGGCGGCTGTAGATGCTATAACCAACAACACAGCATCTGGTGGAGCCACCTATTCAGACGCCAATGGCAGACCTGTTTATATGTCTCCTGACCAAGTAGCTATCGCTTATCAAGCGGCCTACTTTAGGAACGCAGGCGGACAGACCGTTGACGCTCTGGTGGGCCTTTCAAACGTCTCTGAGCAGACAGGCATGGTCTTCCCTGCGCTTCGGAATTATGCCGATGCGTCTATAAACTCCATCTCGATTGATAGACTGGAAGCGGATAACCTTACCGAAGGCCAGCAGGCCATTGTGGACACCGTTCTAAACATGAACGCAAGCTCTACCTCCACCTATCTCCAGGACGAAGAAGACCAAGCTGCAGTCAATACTGCTAGATACTTAATGAGCACTGGGGAATACACAGGTGCTCAAGCCCTAGGCCTGGCTCGGCGTATATCGAGTGCTGAGGTCGAAGAAGGCGATCAACGTCGCTGGACCCGTAGGACACTAGACACCCTAGACGATGCTTCGTTTGGCGGAGGCGGGGCAGGCTTCTTTTCTTCAGACACTGACGGCGCTGTCTATTTCCGAAACCTCTTCACGGGTGAGCCTATAGTTGGCCCAGCGCTGGAGCGGGGACGGAACCTAGATGCTGACGACGAGGACGGAAGCGCCCGAAGGTATGCCGCAGAAATTGCCAGAATTGCGGCTGGTATAGAAGAAGTAGCCGGAAGAGGCGCGGCTGATGACTACCTGGAAAACGTCGCAGAGCGCTCGATGGTGGTTAACCGACAGCCTATTAGACCTGTAGGAAACATCTCAGGGTTCGAGGGCGGCAGCTTCTTGACCCATATGTCCGAGAGGGTTGCCCTACATACCCTTGCTGGGCAGCTAGAGTACGCCCACGGCGCTTCGTGGTGGAACTCCGTTACTGGTAGGTCTGGGACCTGGAATCCCCACGATCCAGAACTTAGAGACATATTCCTTGGTCATGTAGATATACAGAATGTCCCTGGCGGGATCAGGTTCGATCTAGACGGTGCTTCAGCGTATCTGTCTACCGAGGAACTGAACGGTTTGTATTCCACTTGGCGGGATGACCAGGCTGACCTTCAAAACCGGCAGGACCAAGCGGCCTTCGATAACACTCGAGACGCCGAATACGTCCCTCCTTCCTACCTTGCCCTCGATTCCATCATGGACCGCAGATACCGCCCGATGTTCATAGACAACGGACAATAACCTTAAAGGAACTCACACATGGATGAATTAGACATCCTGTCCTCTTCTTCCGATTACGAAGTAGCAGGGGATACTCCTCTTCCATCCATGGATGATGTTGCGGTTTACACAGAAGCTGACCGACCTTACGAGGACCAGCGTTTCCAAGCGGAATACCAGTTTGACCGCCCGAACGTCTTCGATATAGGCGGGGCTGTCTCAGATAACGACTGGGTTACCTCCGCTATCTGGAGGGGCCTCAGGGGCCTCACAGACCCAGGCGAGATAGACGAAGACTGGGACTCCTCCGAGGACAGCAACATCCAGTCTCTTCTCACTGAGTACAACATCCCGGTGAGCGAGATGTTCGTCCGCCGTCTCCGCGAGACAGCCTCTCAGGCTCACGCAAGGCGTGTGGCCTCTAGGATGCAGCAGGAGCTGGATAACGAGAGAACTATCTCCAGGTACTTCGACGGAAACACCGGGGCAGCCTTTGGTGCTCGCCTCGGTATCAGCCTTTTTGATCCTGCCTCCTGGGTCGCAGGCTCCATAGCCTCCAAAGCTGCCATGGCTGGTACTACCGCCCGGCAGGCAATGCGCTTCCGTACGGTCCTTGCGAACAGTACAGCTATGTCGGATGACGCTGTGCAGGCAGCTGTAGCTGTTCCAACCTTGAGCAGAGCTGACCACGCTATGCGAAACACCATAGCCGCCGCAGCCGCTGATGGTTCCCTGGAGTACTACCACATCTCCCAGTCGCCCACGGCGCACTCGGATGACATGGTGATCGCCGGGCTTGGCGTCTTGGCTACTGCAGGTGTCTTCGGGCACCTTGGATACAGCTCAGCCCGTCGGAGTATATACACCCGAGCAGGCGCTGAGGTAGAGTCCGAGCTGGTTGCCAGAATGGAAGCCTCAGCAGTTGATGATATCGCTGCTACTGACGCTAACTGGGACCCCTTTGGGGGAAGCAGCGTGGGTGCCAACCGTAACCCTGAGGGTCCTTACAACTCAGAAGGTGATGTGGTCACTAACCCGTTCGTCGAGGAGTTTGATCCTGGACAAGGTTCTAACTTCGGCAACCTGGCCCGCTTCGACGCCTACGCGATGTTCAACAGGTCTCGCTCAGGGACCATTCGCGCTCTAGGCAACGCTATCTTTGAAGATGGCGCAGCCTCCTCTGCCACTGCAGGCCGCGCTCAGCACCACACGGTCGAGCTTCTAGCTGGCCGACACGAACGAGTGTTCGGTGCTCGTTTTGCCAGAGCGATGGCAGGGGCCTTTGACGTCCACAAGTCAAACAACAACATCGGCATGGCTGCTGATGCTATACAGGCTGAGCATTACAACAACTTCTCCAGAGACGTTGCCAGGGCTGTTCGGGGAGACCCGAGCGTCAACGTGACGCCTGAGATAGCCCAAGCACGAGACGCCTTTAGAGCGTCCATGCGGGACCAGCTCTCCGAGGCTCAGGCACACGGCATCCTAGACGGCGTAGAACCCAACGACAACTACGTCCCCAGGTTCTGGAGGCGCGAGGCGTTTCTGGAGCTGATGGACGACGCTAACCTTGGTCGGCAGGCCGGTGAAGATGTGCTTGCCACAGTCATCGCCCGCTCTATCAGGGGGGTGGACCTAGAGACCGCTGACAGCATTGCTCGTCATGTGATCAAAGTCATCACCCGCAACGACATCAACAACGAGACGCTTTCCCGCATGGGAAACATGTCTCCTGAGGCTGTCCGAGCGAAGCTCCGTGGCCTCCTGGGCGACGTAGACGACGATACCCTCGATGCAGTAAACTCTGTGCTTGGCCTTCAAGGCGGCAAAAAGAGAGCTGAAGACGGTCCTAGGGGTGAAAGCCGCCTAGACATAGATGAGTCCACTGAGGTCCGCCTTAATGGAAGGACCTTCCGCCTGGACGATCTGTTTAACAACGACTTGCTCTCTATCAACACTATGTACTCCCGTCAGATCGGGGGTCGAGTGGGCTTCTCCAAGGCCACAGGAGGTAAAATCAAGTCTACCTCAGATATCGAAAAGCTCCTGGCTGAAGCAACTGAAGAAGCCCTGGTCCTAGAGGGCGGGGCACAAAAGATAGAGATGTCTAACATTGCCCGAATGAAGGCTTATGCTGACTACCTGCTGGGCCACGGGTCTCTTGCAGACAACCCTCATCTATCTGAGGACACTCAGGCCTTCATGAAGTTCCTCCGCGATGTCTCTTTTGCTCGTCTTATGGGGCAAGTAGGGTACTCCCAGATGTCTGAGATAGGCACAGCTGTTGGAGCCTTAGGCTTCAGAGCGTTCCTGGCTCAGGCTCCTAGAGCGCTTCGCCATGTGTTCAGCAACTACAAGCCAGGGGCCTCTGTCTCCCACGACAACTTGGTGGGTGTCCTTTCAGATACACTGGCCTTAGGCGACATGCACATCCAAGCGCGTATGCGCACTATGTCCCGCCAGCTAGACTCAGAGAACGCCTACGGTGCCAGGGATAACACCCCAGGTTCTTCAGGTACTCAAACTGCTGTCGGTGGTGCTCCTCCTGAACAAGGCTGGAGAGCCAAGGCTGGCCTCGCTGCGCGTATTGGTGAGCTGGGTGCCAGAGCAACCTCTCTTTTAGGGGGCCTGCAGCCGATCACTGATTTCTCCCAGATGGCTACAGCCACGGCTCTTATTGCCCAGTTCGCAAGGAACGCCAAAGCTGGACAGGCTCTGAATACCCACGTTTGGGGCATCAACCAGAATGCTGGTCGTCTCTTAGGCATGGGCATCGATGATGAATGGTCCGCCCGCATCACCGACATGCTCAATGAAGCAGCCGTCTATAACGACGCTGGTATCCTTGAGACGCTCAATATCCACGGCGCTTCAGACCAGGCCGCTGTAGACCATATGCTCACGGCGGTTTACCGGGAGTCCCGCAGGATCATCCAAGAGGGTGACCTAGGTACTTCCAGGGCTGAATTTGCTGGTCCTATCGTCCGCACTCTTCTGCAGTTCCGCAGCTTCGTCTTGAACTCTCATGTTAAGCAGATGATGTATGGCGCTAATATGCGAGATGCTCAGGCTGGCTCTGAGTTCCTTATGTCTACCCTGTTCTCAGGGATCGGGCAGATGTCCAAGTATCAGCTGATGACGCTTGGCATGGGCGAAGAGCGCCGCGAGGAGTTCCTCGAGTACTCTCTAGGTTCCCCTGGCGAAGACAGGATTGCTAAAGTGATGGCGTCAGCCCTGCGCTACAGCTCACATATTGGGCTACTGCCAGATGCTGTTGACACCATAACCCACCAAGCCATCGGCCAGAGGTTCTTCGACTACCGTAACTCAGGTATGCAGAGCGGGTGGATCGGCCTGGAGTCAGCTCCGGCTTGGAACACTCTTACTGCCCCTCTACAGCCGTTCAATGAGATAGCTCAGGGGGACAATGGGGATGCTGTGCGCGACACCATGCGCATAGGCCCTAACTACACCTCTCTAATCATCCTTGGGAACGCCCTTCAAGAGGCTGTCCCAAATTCAGATGACCGACCTACCCCGCCCAGACGGCGGAGGCCCGAGCCTCTTCCAATGGAGGGTTCTTCTAATAACTAACTGATACGGATCAATCAATGACTACATTTGTGTCATACCCCGCACAGACAGGGGTTCAGACTGTCTATACCTTTCCTTTTCAATACGTATATCCAGCTGATGTTAAGTGTTTCATTGATGGAGCTGACGTAGACCCTAACGACTACACAGTAGGCGAGGGGGACGTCACGTTTCTGGAGGCACCCACAGGTGACCTAGTTATCCGAAGGCTGACTGGGCTGTTCTCCAAGACCACTCAGTACACCTCAGGCTCCCCAATCAAGTCCGCCGATCTCAATACCCAGAATGATCAGTTCTGGTACTCTCTCCAGGAACTCTGGGAGCAGGGGATTGGTGGACTAGGGGGTACCCTGGTTACTCCTGGTGACGGGATTACTGTCACAGACATCAACAACCTTCTTGCCCAAGCGGTTATTGATAGCCCGATCATCGACCAGCTGCTCAACGATACTTCGGTCAACGCCCAGGCAATCATAGACGAGTCTACCGCTCGGATTGCGGCATTGGCCACTGAGACGCAGGCGCGGATTGACGCTGTGAACGCAGAAGCAGCGGCGAGGCTGGCCGACCTTACAACTGAGGCTGCTGCCCGAGCAGCTGATATATCGAATATCCAGACCCAGGTCGATGCGGATATCTCCAACCTGACGGCCCTAGATGCTGCTCTTACCCAAGAGATTGCTGATAGGATTGCGGGTGTTTCCGGGGTGACTACCGCCCTTGCCCAAGAGGTCACCGACAGGACCAACGCTGTCCAGGCGAACGCTGCCGGTCTTGCCCAGGAAATCCTGGATCGCCAAGGAGAGGACGTTTCCCTCCAAACCCAGGTAGACGCTGTAGTAGCCTCTGTTGGGGACAACTCAGCTCTTATTGCCACTGAGACCACAGCTAGGGTCGATGGTGACGATGCCCTGGCAAGCCAGTTGACCGTTGTGTCAGCCGCAGCCAACCGGGTAAGGACCTTCAGCCAGGCCACTGAGCCTCTTACAGGAATGGAAGAGGGCGATCTTTGGTTTGACACTGACGACAACAACCAAGCCTATCGGTTTGACGGAGTTAACTGGGTCGCAACAGACGATGCCCGCATTGCTGATGCCCTTGCCCAGATAGCCACAGAAACCACTGCTAGGGTATCCGCCGACGACGCTTTCGCTACCCAGATTACAAACATCACAGCGCAGGTGGACGGCAATTCGGCTGACATCACTACAGCTAACGCCGCTATAACCACGGAGTCTTCTGCCAGAGCAACCGCGATAAGCGGTCTCCAGACTCAGGTGGACGCCAACGCTGCCGGGGTGCTCTCTAATTCCACGGCGATCTCTACTGAGTCGTCTGCGAGGGCGTCGGCTATTACCGCTTTGACTGCCTCCGTGGATGCCAACGCTGCCGCTATAGTCACTGAGCAGACAGCCAGGTCAGATGCTGACTCTGCTCTCTCCACGTCTTTGACTGCATTGACGGCAGAAGTAGATACCAACACTGCTGGGTTGGTTACGGTAAACACCGCACTTGCGACCGAGACCTCCGCCCGGGTGTCGGCCATCTCGGGGCTGCAGACGCAGGTTGACGGAAACCTTGCCTCAATAGGTACAAACGCAACAGCTATTTCCAATCTAGATGGAGCAACAACCACTCAGTTCACGGCGCTTACAGCGCGGATGGACGACAACGACGAGGGCGACCTCCGAGCAGACGATTTCACGTTGACCTTTAGCCGCCCTGATAGCTGGTCCCTGGGTGTCTCATATACCGACATGGACTTCTACTTGGATGCCTCCTCCCTTATCGGGGCGTCGGCAGGTCTTCCTGCGTTCGTGGCGTCCGCTAAAAAGTACGTGGGTCCTCGCTATGGCATCGCTGTGCAGCCCGGTGACACCATCAGGGTTCGCTGGCGGGTTGCGGTCGGCGCCGATGGCACCCAGTCAGGAGGAACCTTCCAATCCTATGCCTATGGTCACGATACTCCCACCAGCCACTTGACAGCAATGGCTTTCGGCTCTGGGCAGAAGCTGACAGTAGCTGATGGCTATGTGGACATTGAGGAAGAAGCTGTTGTTCCGGCTGGTGTGTTCTACATCAGGCCGTACATATATGTAAACAATGTGGCCCCTGAGGATGCTGAGTGCATCGTGTTCTCTCTTGCGCTGGACAACCTAACCAAGGAGACTGGAATAGTAGCTTCGGTCTTGTCGGAACAGACCGCCAGGGTTAACGCTGATTCTGCTCTTGCGAGCGATATAACCGCTCTTACTACCCGAACAGGTGACGCAGAGGCGGGTATTGTAACTAACGCCACGGCAATCACCACCGAGACTAGCGCCAGAACTACAGCGGTAAGCGCTCTCCAAACGTCCCTAGATACGGCTAATGCTGCTATTGTTTCCGAAGAGAACGCAAGGGTTGCCGCTGACTCTGCTCAGGTAAGCTCTATCAACGGGCTTGATGCCCGCCTAGGTACTGCAGAAGGCTCTGTTATCACCAACGCAGCTGCGGTTGTAACTGAGACAGACGCAAGGGTCGTCCAGTTCAATGCCCTCCAGGCTGAAATAGATACCGAAGAGAGTGTGCGGGCCGCTGCTATCATCACTGAGCAAGGTGTCCGATCTGCTGCTGACCAAGTAAACGCAGACGCCACTTCGGCCCTCACCGTTCGTATGGGGGACGCAGAAGGAGCGATAGTAACCAACACTGGAGCCATCGCCACCGAGACAGATGTGCGCACGGGTCAATACAGTGTCATTACTTCTCGCTTTGGCGGCGTTGCTGAGTCTGCCTCAGGTATAGGAGACTTTGTAGCTACGTTTGCTGACGAAGACCTCTGGGGAGACATGGTCAGCTCGACTTTTACAGCGAGGACCCCTACCACCCGCGTTACGGCATACAACGGGGTCAGCGTCTGGCAAATCTCTTCGCAGGGATATGCGGCAACTCGGGCACCTATTGCTGTCAAGCCTGGAGACTTGATCGAGTCTCGATGGTCAGGGGAGGTTACCGCAGACGGTACTCAGTCTGGCGGTACAGTAGGCAGCTACGCTTACGCCTTCGATAAGGACGGAGTGTATATTGCCGGTGTCGCTCTTGGTGAAGCCAATGTCAAGAAGACAGTTGCCGACGGTCGCTGGGAGCTAGAAGGCGAGTACACTGTACCTGCCGGGACCTACTATCTCTGGCCGTATGCCTACGCAAACCTTACGTCCCCTGAAGACAGCACCACAGTCTACTACGGGCTTGAGTTCCGTAACATCAACGCCGCGTATAACGCTGAGGCCGCTGCACAGGCGTCTCTGACTTCTGTTCAAGACACTCTTGTTAACGCTGACGCGGCGCAGTCCTCGCTTATAACAGGCTTGGATACCCGGATGGGTGACGCCGAAGCGGACGTGATCTCCAACACAAACGCTATCTCAACAGAAACAGGAGCCAGGACCACAGCTTTCACGCAGTTGTCTACCCGTTTCCTGGAGGAAGCTGAGGCACGGGGGAGGAACGGCGGAGACGTCTCTTACGATGTGGCCGTGTTGGAAGATTTCTCGCTCTCAATCGGCGACCCCATGACGGCTCGGTCGAACATCGACCCTGTCCGCAGGGTGTCCACCGCTTCTGGAACTGGCTATCAAGCTAATTTTAAACTGTATATCGCTTCTGGGGCGCCCTTTGCTGTGTCTCCAGGGGACACTATACTTTGCACCTGGCGTGTCTCCCTGTCCTCGGGCGGGACCAACTCTGGATCAGGATTCACCGGCTCTAACTACACTTACGATGAGGACGGAGCCTATGTTGGCGGTGTTGGGGCATTTAACCAGACTGTCACGGTGATTGATGAGTCAGTTTATATCCAGACCGAGTTTGTTGTTCCTGCAGGGGTCTATTACTTAAAAGGCTACTGCTACAACAACAACAACACCAACGACGATGCCTTGGCAAACCTGCATGGTATGTCATACACCAACATCTCCCGAGAAGAGGTCATCGACGCAACAATATCAACCCTGTCCCAGGCCTCCTCTGATGGAGACCAAGCTAACGCTGATCTTATAACCGCCCTTACTACCCGAATGGGTGACGCAGAGGCGGACATAATCACCAACTCTGGGTCTATTACAACCGCAAACACCGCTAGGTCCACTATAGTTAGCCAGCTGTCTGCCAGAGTTAGAGCCTCTGGTGCCTCTGGTGCTAACTTTAAGATAACCGCAGCAGACGAAGACGCGTGGGGAACCTCTATTTCCTCCACCGACATCGACTTCTGGGCGTTCTCCTATGGGGTGCTTACTTCTACACCTTACGGCCAGGCATGGCGGGCCTCCACAAAAGGCTACTTCGTGCCGCCTGCTTCCAGAGTTAGCCCTGGCGACAAAGTGCGCCTGACTTTCTCCACCTATGTCTCCGCAAACGGAGCTGGAGGAGATATGCTCTCCACTGGAGGCGTGTATGGCTTCGGCGAAACCGGGGACACAGCGGTTACTTCGGGCATAACAGGAGCCTCTGTATACCACAATGTTACAGACGGGCTTGTTCAAGTAGTTATGGAAGGCACCGTAGCCGCCGGATGCTACTATGTGCGGCCTTACTGTTACCTGAACGGTGTAGACGGGCAGACCTCAGAGGGCAACATGCTCTCTTATGAGTTCGAGAATGTGACCGAGTTGGAGGAGCAGTCTGCTACCCTCACGGAGGTCCGCGACGTGCTTGTGGACACCAACGGTGACGTGAACGCTTTCTACACCCTGAAGACCGAGGTAAACGGGCGTATCTCCGGCTTCGGTCTGTCGAACTCTGGGACCTCCTCTGAGTTCGCTATTCTGGCCGATAAGTTCCTGGTGGTTGACCCAGCGGCACCTGGGGGAACACCTATCTCCCCGTTTGCTGTTGTCGGCGGCGTGACCTACATCTCCAACGCGATGATTGAGGACGCCTCTATCACCAACTTGAAGATTGGTAACCTGGAGATCGACAGTGAGAAACTTGCTCCTCAGTCGGTACTGAACATCAAGGGAGAGGTAAGCACCCCTTCTGTTGGTTCAGGAACATGGAATGACTATGAGGCCGACACCCTCGATCTGGTTACTGTGTCAAGCTTCACGGTCAAAGAAGATAGTAGAGTGGTCGCAAAGTTGACCTTCTCTCCTGCTCTTCTGGAGTCGTCTACTGCCACCAGAATGCGGATATACAACACCCAGGGTTCATTTGGCCTTGTGTTGAAACTAGTGATCTTCCGAGGAACCACAGTGGTCCACGAGGAGATCATCTACGACCACATCCTGACAGGAACCTCCAGTTATATCGATTTGCCTCTCATCGTCTCCAAGAAAGTGAGGGCCATTGATGATGTTCACTCCGCAGGAACCTATGACTACAAGGCCTCTATTGTTGGCCTGAAAAGGAACGCGTCTGCCACTGAAATGGTGGGCGTGGACGATCCTCTGGACGGTGGCTGGTGGATGAAGGATATCGAGTGTCAGCTCGAGCTTCTTGAAGCCCGCGACAACCAGAATGAGTAATCCTCTATAACCTTAAACCCTTACAGAAAGACCAACCCATGACTGATACCCCTGAAGCTCCTGTCGTTGAGGAGCCTGTTGATCCTTGGGACAGCGAGGAGGGAGACGCTGTCCGGCTTGAGCGGAACGTGCTCTTGGCGGAAAGTGACTACCTGGTTCTTGCAGACAACCCTGCTCAGCGCACTATGCTGACGCGGGCCGAAGTCTGGCTATACCGCAAGGCCCTCCGAGATATTACAGATGCCTTCGAGTCCCCTGAGGATGTCGAGTGGCCTGATCTCCCTGAAGTAGGCTAATGGCCGACAACATGTCTGGCCCCCCCTCCAACGATTGGGTGGTGGAGGGGCTGGCAGCATTTGCGATGCTCTTAGGCGTCGTGGGTGCTTGGTTCAGAGACCGTCTACTTATTTCGAACAGGATGGCCAAAATAGAAGGCGAGCTTTTTGGGGTTAACTCAAAGCTAGACCTTCTTCTCACTATTCACACCCCAGAAAGACCTGATCATGGACAACGCCGCGATCAATAAGGTTCTTGAGGACCTGCATGTGGCGACAGCTAAGGACCTCCTCAGACGAGTTAAGTCTGGGGAGGCTACCCCCGCCGAGCTTACAGCTGCCCTCAAGATGCTGAAAGACAATGGCATAGAAGCCATGCCCACCCAGGAAAACCCACTTGGTGAGCTTGCATCCCAGTTACCTGAATTCACAGAACAAGATGAGCTTCATTAAACCAAATGGCAAAATCCAAATCACGTCGATCAACTAAGCGGTACTCTAACCACCAAAGTAACAAAGCACCGCTGAGCGCTAAGACGGTGGCCCAGGCTGATTACATCAGGGCCATCGCAGCTTCTCCCCAGGTAGTCTGTCTAGGACCGGCTGGTACAGGTAAGACGTATATAGCTGCCACCCTTGCAGCTGACGCCCTAATGGATGGGCGTGTCTCCCAGGTTATCCTCACGCGGCCCAATGTGGGGGCAGGGGACTCAATAGGTTACTTCCCTGGGACACTCGAAGAGAAAATGGCCCCCTGGATATCTCCTATCACCTCGGTGATGCGGAGACGTATGGGACCTGGCCATTTCGACGAGGCAATGGGCAAAAAGATCAGGATTGTGCCCTTGGAAACCATCCGAGGCGAATCCTTTGAAAACTCCTTCATCATACTGGATGAAGCCCAAAATACCGACCTGCACCAGTTAAAAGCCTTCGTTACACGTCAGGCAGAAGGTTCGGTATGTGTAATTAACGGTGATGTCCGCCAGACCGACCTAGGCCCCGATTCTGGGCTTCTGAAGCTGATCGACATCATCAAACGACAGAACCTCCCTGTGCCAGTAGTCGAATTCGGCGTTGACGACATCGTCCGCTCCGGCATCTGCAAATCATGGGTGATAGCGTTCTTAGAGGAGGGCATATGAGCCGCCTTAGATATTTCAAGCTCTCAGAGTTCAAATGTAGCCATACTGGCAAAGTAGACATGGACAAAGAGTTCCTGCGCAAGCTAGATGAGCTTCGTCACCGCGCTGGCTTCCCTATTATCGTAAACTCAGGCTATCGGGACGCTTCTCATCCTATTGAGGCAGCCAAGAGCCGCCCAGGGAGTCATGCACAGGGCATTGCAGCTGATCTTCACTGCATTAACCCCTCAAAGAAGCATATCCTGTTGAAGCTGGCTTTTGAGCTGGGGTTCACTGGAATAGGCATCGCTGACACCTTCATTCATGTCGATACCAGGGACACCATCCCTGTGGTGTGGGTATATGACTAGTAGAACCTGCAAGGCCTGCGGAGAGACCAAAGATAAGGCCGATTTCGAGCCTCGGAGGCACTATTGCAGGTCCTGCAGGAATGCTCAGCGGGCAAAGAACAAAAAGAAAAGCGCCAAGAAGGCCCTCTCAGAGCGCGTTCTTCCGGATTTGGACCTAGGACCCCAAAAAGTTGCTGACGGCTCTCCTGGAGCGTCTGAGAGCCTCTCAGGGGCATCTGAGGGCCTTGAGGACCTGCGCCAAGACTTCAGGAAGTTCGCCTGGGTCATCTGGAAGCACCTCTCGCTTCCCGATCCTACGCCTACCCAGTACGATATTGCCAAGTTTATTGCTACTGGACCAGATCGCATCTGTGTGCAGGCCTTCCGAGGGGTAGGAAAGTCGTTTCTGACGGCTGCCTACGCCCTCTGGGAGCTTTGGAAGGACCCCCAGAAGAAGATTCTGGTGGTATCAGCCACGAAAATCCGTGCTGACGACTTCTCGACCTTCCTGATGAGGCTCATCATCGAGGTTCCTATGCTCAGGCACCTGCGGCCTAGGGAAGGCCAACGTGCCTCTAAGATATCCTTCGATGTTGGACCTGCCACGGCTGACCAAAGCCCAAGCGTTAAGTCGGTTGGTATCACAGGTCAGCTGACTGGCTCACGCGCCGACATCATTATCTCGGATGACGTGGAGGTAGTGTCTAACTCAGCGACTGCTGACATGCGGGAAAAGCTGATAGCCCTTACTAAGGAGTACAGTGCTGTCCTGAAGCCGCTCCCGTCCTCCAGGATTATCTTCCTGGGGACACCTCAGACAGAAGATAGTATCTACAACAAGCTCTCGGAGATATTCACCATCAAGGTGTGGCCAGCGCTTGTGCCTGAGAAGAACGCTGTGGACAGCTACAGAGGCAACCTGGCTGAAAAGACATACGACCTGGCAGTCTCTGGCGACCATGCGGGGGAACCCACCGACCCTGAGCGGTTCGACGCTGAGGACCTAAGGGTACGTGAGGCGGACTACGGTAAAGCTGGGTTCGCTCTGCAGTTCATGCTCAACACTAGACTTACCGACCTGGAGAGGTTCCCTCTTAAGGTTAAGGACCTGGTGTTTATGGACCTGCAGTCGGAGAGGGCACCGCTGAAAGTCGAGTGGCTCCCTGACCCAGCCAGGAAGATCAGAGACGTCCCTAACGTCGCCATGGCTGGAGACCATATGTTCCACTACGCTGGGGCTTCCCAGGAGTGGAGAGAGTACGACGGTAGCGTTATGGCCATCGACCCTAGTGGTAGGGGCAAGGACGAGACCTCGTATGCTATCATTAAGATGCTCAACGGCCAGCTGTTCGTGAGACGGGCAGGGGGCTTACCTGGGGGTTACGACGATGACACCCTAAAAGAGCTTTCTCTGATAGCCGCTAAGGACAATGTCAATCTGGTGCTGGTAGAGGACAACTTCGGTGACGGTATGTACATCGAGTTGCTGAAGCCAGTGCTTAAGCGGTACCACAGGTGTACCGTGGAGGGTGTCAGGAACCACGTCCAGAAAGAAAAACGTATCATTGACACGCTTGAGCCGGTTATGGCTCGACACAAGCTTATCTTTGACATGTCCATCATCAAGGACGACTACGACTCAGCTCAGAAGTACGACGCTGAGGTACGAATAGCCAAGACGCTTGTGTATCAGATGACTAGGGTCTCCTATCAAAGAGGCGCCCTTAAGTACGACGATAGGCTCGATGCGTTGGCTATAGGTGTGGCTTACTGGACCGACCAAATGGCCAGGGATGCCGATGAGGGCCTCAAGACCTCTCGAGAAGAGGCTTGGGACAGGGAAGTAGAGAGCTTCCTAGACAACGCTCTTGGGACAACTACTACTGATAGACCAACAAACCCTAATTGGATCAGGTAGTTAGCAATTGTCCCTAATAACATGGGGGGACTGGAGAGTACTTAAGGTATCTTTAGTCCCCTTTAGTTACTTGAGTTATTAAGAAGAAGACTAGTAAGAGTATTACTTAAGGTGTCTTAAGGTAACTTAAGTAGGTCTTAGGGCCGGTGGCCTGTAGCTTCCCACAGTGTCTGCAAGTGTCACCTGGAGTACACATGGGGTGGTCTTTATGCAGCTTCTCCTCCCGGTGCTCCTGGTGGGCCTAGGGTGAACCTGAGGGGACTTAGGTTACAAGAGAAAATCTGTCACCTCTCATGATGAAGTAAAGACCAGACTCTCCCCCCTTGGGGGTCACTTTTAGCCAACGTAAAGACGCCTGGGGGGTACGTTGATCACATCCTTGATCACGTCTACCACCCAACCCCTTGTATTCATTGGTTCACCAACAGATACACTATCTGTAACCCTGTGTTATCCTTAGGGTAACCGAGGGTTAAGGCGAGTCGGCTCTCTGTCGCTCGCCTTATGTCTTTTCTTTCTACCTCACCTACACCCACAGCCACCTGTAGCCACCCACAGTCAACCTCCAGCCAACACCAAGGTTGCCGTCGTCCCTAGGCAACTAGCACCCTCTCGGGACAGGATACGTTACGTGGGGGTTGGTCCTCCTACACGATCAAACATATTTACCGCCCACTCCACTCCACCTGCCGCCGCTTCGGCTGCTTCCCCTTCCTGTAGAAACGGAAGGGGGTTCTTAACTTGTCTCATGTGGTTTGTGGGGAGTAGTAGTAGTTTGACTTCCCATCAGGTATGCATCCATTGAAAATGACTCCAAGTCAAGGATCGCTTGACCCTAAACATTGTGATCCCCTTCTGATAGGTATATTTCCTTAACTCTTCTACCCTTGTAGAGATCACAATATTCAGCCTCAAGCGCCCAGCGGTGGGCCTTCGGCCCATCCCTGACTTGAAGCCATTTGTCATGCAGCGTTATACGGATGTTGAGGGCAGTCAAACCTCTGCTACTCATCTCCTACGTCTACAAACAAAAGGACTCTCCACCATGGAAGACATCAGACATTACCTCTCACTCTTCATCATCCGCATAAGCAAAAAAACAAAAAGCTCAACACTTGAGCGTCTTGCGAACTGGGTCGGAGATTGCATCTATTTCTAGAAAGTACGGCACCTAACAACAACAACAAGTAACAACAAAAAAGGACTACATACCATGGCTACTCTCATTAACAACACAGCACGTCGCGCAGTCACCAAGCAGTCACGTCAAGAGAACAAGGAGTACCACGGCAGGGACTTCGATGCCTGCTCGGATTGCATCAACTACAACGCAGCCTCGGAGCACACAGGGACCTGCGCCTACCGTCTCAATGCCCCTGATTACCCTTCAGCGTCTGTAGGTAAATTCGCATTCGCCTGCGACAACTTCAATGTCCCATCCACGAGGATGCCGACTACCTACAACGCAGTCTTCACCAACATCCCAGATCAGGTCAACTTCGAGTCCACTAAGGACCACGGGGTTCGCATCATCTTGGACCTCAGGGTGATCTCAGTGCCTGATCTTCATCGCATGGGTGCAGTCGATCAGCAGTATCCAGTGATAGCTGCCACAGTCCAACACGCAGGTGAAACATGTGTTTTCATCCTCCCCAACACCAAGATGGTTAAGGTCTCCTATGGCCATCCCACGGCTGATAGGCAGGTATCGCGTAAGATAGCTACCAATCGTTACGATCTGATCAGCCTCTTTACACGCATCAGCGAGTCTGGCAAGGTCCAGCTTGGCAACTGGACGCGTCTTCAGCTGAACTAGCACAAGCATGAGCCAAAGGGTTGTCCCTCTCCACGTTGTTGAGAGAGGGACTTCCCCTCTCTTCTTATTTTCTTCCTTGAAAGGATAAAGCACAATGACCCCGATCACTGTTGAAGCCACCATCGAACTTACTTTAATGTCTCCGTATGACGAAGACGTTCCCGGCCTCAAAGACTACCTTGAGCGCAAAATCACCAGCCAGCTTATCAACATCGCGCAGTCTGGAACTACCTATTCCGTTGAAGTTGACGAAGCGTACGCTCCCACCAACCCGCTCAAGGAAGTTCTCCCCCTCATCAAAGACGGGAAGAAAGCCGACGCAGTGAGAATCCTCCGTGAGCACTACAACCTCGGTCTCAGCGAGGCCATTCGTCTCACGCACAATCTCGCTGGGTCTTCCGTCGACGTCTAACTGGTTCTGTCCCTCTCTACTTTGTTGCGAGAGGGACTTCACCTCTCTTCTTCTTCATTTCTTCTTCCTTGAAAGGAGCATGCATCATGTCCATCATCTCTTCTATCCGTAATCGTCTCTTCGAAGCCAAGCTCGATGCTTGGGAAACTGGAATAGAGATGAATGCTGAAGGTCAGCGCACTGACTTCCTCACTGTGCCCTTGTACACCCTCCGCTACTTCGTGGTGGACGTGGTACAAGACCTGCTCCTCTTCTGCAGAGACGTCTTGATCCTCACCCTGGTGCTGCTTCTGGCAGCCTTGGCGTTCTTCCTGATGGTCTTTGGGCCGTTAGTGCTAGTCACGTCGCCCTCTATGGCCATCGTAGGCCTGGCGTTCTCAGTGGCAGGCGGAGCAATCCTCTTCCTGATGCTCTACGCGCTTCACCAGTTCTTCGCTCTTCGCCCTGCTTACTTTTCCCTTCGTTAGCAGGCACTAGGGGACGCCCCTCTCCACTTTGTTGCGAGAGGGACGTTCCCTTCTCTTCTTCTTCTTCTTCTTTTTCTTATATGTCTCCAGAAAGGACATCCCATGACCGATTCAAACACAGTTCATAACCCTCCTGCACCACCGGCTGACAGCCAGGCACCGCAACAACAACAGGGCAGCTACACGCCCCCTGACGTAGAGCCAGGTAAGCTGGTGGGGTTCCCGCGCTCAAGTGCTGCGGGCAACAAGTACATCAATATGTTCTACACGGACGAAAACGGTGTCATGCACCGCTTGAACGTCTTTGAGAATGTTTCTGCCAAAACCGGCAAGAAGTATTACCGTGGATACGGCGACAAGTTCGTCCAGGACGCTCCAGCATCCGCAGGCGACCAAGAGCTGGCCCTCGCTTCCCAAGAGGAGGCGTAGGGCGCTCTTATGGCAAACAGCAAAAACATTGAGAAGCTGGTGGAGTTCATGCGAACCCACCTTATTGATAGCCCTAACCAAGGGTTCAACATGGATACCTGGTATTCAAAGAATGCCCTTGATCACGCAGGGCACAACTGCGGTGCAGTAGCTTGCATTGCAGGTTGGGCTGCCAGTGATGCCTTCTTGGAATACGCCGGGATTACTCGTCCTGATGTTGACCGCCCCGGCATCAAATCAATAGCGGCATGTGTTCTTGGGATAGCCCCGCGCCGGGCGTACGACCTTTTCATAATGGAAAGCGCACTCTTTAGCTATCATGCCACCTCTTTGGGTGAAAACGGTTACGAACAAGCAGCCTTTAAAGTCGTGGCCCCTTTAGTCACTCTTGAAGAAGCCATCATCACTCTCAATAACCTGGCGCTCCACAACACAATCAGTTGGGACCACGTCGTAGACCGGATGCTTGAAGCCGGAGAAATAGAGCTTTACTCATGAACACCACAGCCCTCACAGCACGTCGTTACGTGTCGGTCACCCCCTGCAAGATTGTAGGGGGCGCTGTTAGCCTCCCTGAGACACACTTGGTTGTCGCAGGGCTATACCAGGACAACTCCCCGGCCCTGGCGCTCGTGTCCGCCGACACAGGCGAACCGTGGGTAACCGTAACCTTCTTCGATGAAGCTCGTCCAAAGGGCAAGCTCCTGGTGAAAACCTGGTCGGAGAACCGAGACCTTATCCAACACCTCCAGTTCCTGGGGCTGTTCGAGGAAGGCTCAGAGGTAGTCGGTGGCACTCCTTTTGTGGAGTACCACGCCTACACTCCTTCAGGTGAACTGGCGGCCCTCCTCAAGACAGAGAAGTACTAGCCCACCATGAAGCTCCCCCTAGGAACGCTCGCTCAGTGGCTTGAAGACCTCACGGCATTCATAGCCCTGCTTTGTCTGATGGCAGCCGTGGGCTTTGTGCTCATGTGCTTCGCATAGAAAGAAACCACCACTATGTCTCATCATGAACCAATCGTCGGTGAACGGCTCTCCGACGTCAACAAGTATGCAGAGAACGGCACCATCATCGCTGCAGAGCTGTTCTCTTATAATACCTTCACAGACTGGTATTTCGGGACTCCCAACGGGAGCGAGAAGGTCAGCAATATGTTCTCCGGTTACGCCGGGTTTATCGGCTGGCTGACCGAGGTAGGCATCGAGCTGGAGGACCGTGTCGACTCCCTGGGCGAGGACATGTGGGAGACGTTCGACTGGTACGAGACCGCCGAACAGATGGCTCTTATTATCACCTCTACCTTGATACACTGGGAGCGGCTTGGATCACCTACAGCTGCTTATGTAGTAGGAAACTGCCTAAGAAAACGGGCAGCCTCCCTTGGTGACCTGGGGATACTCGAGGGTGCCGTCCAGGACTCATGCGTCCCTGATGTCTACTCAGGGTCTGGCAACACCCAGCTCGGCTACCGGGTAGAACGTAAAGGCCACTGGGAACGCGCTCAACCAGCCACGCCAGGTGCCGTGTGGTCTGTATACCACCGCTATACAGGCTCCGAAGAGTTCCTGCACATCGCAGACTTCAAGGACTACACCTTTGCGTATCAGTTATTCGTTCTTTTGGAAGTGGCGGAGGACTAATCCCATGCATAACAACAATAACGAACCAGGCTTATTCCTAGCCTTAGCCACGTCTTTTCTGCTGCTTGTAGCAGTTACGTGGATGGTAGTCTTCGCGTGACCACTCCTCCACTTCGTTGAGAGGAGTGATCTCTTCCCTTTTTATTATTAAGAGGCAGCTATGACTGATATCAAACTCTATGAAGGCGCATACTGCTGGTGGTGGTCGTCAGATTTAAGCGAAGCGCTTTGGGCCGCCATGTGCGAAGCCGCCCCATCCCCTTGGCGTCCTATAGAGGAAGCGCCGAAGTTCCGCCCTTTGCTTGGGTTTGCGTCCGGGGTGACGTTTTCGATGATGTGGAAAAGCGATAACGTGGAGCTGAATAAGGCCATCAAGAAGTTCCTGAAACACACGCCACCACTAGAGCCATCGGGCGCAGGTTGGTGCGCGTATGCCTACGGACAATATTGCCGGAAGGCTGACGGGGAGTTCTTTTTTGTAAACCCCACCCACTTCATTCCTCTATCCGCTCTTGGAATGCCGGGAGGTGAAGATGAATAGGGATGCCTCACCTACGGTTCGGTCCGCTCCTCGCTCTGCTGCGGTGCGGTATGTTACGCCCGGCCCTTCGATAAAAGACCCGATCACGGTTGCCGGATGGATACGCGCTCAGGGAGAAGCGGACCCACTGGACCGCACCGAGCAAAGCGAGGGAACACAATGAGTGACATAAAGGAAAAGGGCGCTTCCAGCCCTATGGAGCAAATCGTGAGGGAGCGCCAGACCGAGGAAAAGATACGCTCTTTGG